GAAAGAAACGTGGCCGTTGCCATGTTCATAATCCTAGTTGGGTAGGGCTGAGAAAAGCGAGCGAGCGCGATGCCGCGCCCCGTCAATGCCGTTAAAGCGGAATAGACATATTGCGCCTTTATGATGCCAGTTCCGTTATCGAGAATCGGCACGAATAGCTTCGATGCCATATTCCTAGAGCTTGTCGAAAAGCCTGCGGAAATCCGCCGCCGTGTAATCGCCGCTTGTGTTCTCGCCTTTGACTAGGTGCGTGCGAAGAAAGCGAACCTCATGCGCGTCGAGAACCTTTAGCGCAACGATTTCGCCCGTGCGAATGTCTTTGTATTTGCCGCTATATCCAGAAAATGCGTCGTCTGTTTTCGTAAATTTCGTAAGCGCCTTGCCTTTTAGCGCGTCAAGCTCTGCTTCCTGCTTGGCGATCTGCCGTTTAAGTGAGTCAATCTGACCGTCGTTTGATGTTGTTTCTTTTGCCATAGGTGTAGACTAGCTATTGCATGATGCGGTTATTGGCAAGCAAAAACCCGCGCCTGTTTCCAAGCGCGGGCTTTGTGAATCTAGTTCAAACTAGAGGCTAGCTGTATTGTGTGGCGATAAGGTCTCCCGCATTGCCGTTCGCAATGTAGGGCGCTTTCGAGGTTTTCGTGCGAACAATGTTCGACTCCGTTTTCTCTTCGCGGTAGGTATCCACGCCGTATCCGTCTGCGGGCGTGTAGCTGTCCCAGTAAGCATTAACGCCGCAACCTTGGAGCGTTGCGATGCCGTCTTCCTGCGCGCTGGCGCTGTCGCCGGATGCGCCGACCCAGACGTAAGTATTGCCCCAAATGCGGGACATAACCGCCGTCGCGCCGTCTGCCGCGCTGTTATACACGCTGTTGCCGATGAGCACCTTTTTGATGCCGACATCCGCGAACGCGAGTTGAAGGTTGCTTGTGTTCACTTCGTAGCCTTTGCCGAGCTGACTGACAACGTAGTTAGTCAACAGAGTCGAGCGGCGGATGCGCTTATAGACCTGCGAGCTAAGAACGATGGTGTCAAACACCTCGCCTTTATCTAGTCCGCGCTCAATCGAGTCATACACATCGCGCACGAAGTTAATCGTGGCAATGTTTGCCTCGGTGTAAGCAACGGCGCTGTTAGTGGCGCTGCCGAAGTTGGTCGTGTTGAATATCGCGGCGGCGGTCAGATACTCCGTGGTGATTTCCACGGCCTCTGCGGCCTGCGCTGCCATGAGGGATTCCACGCTGAGATAATCAGAGTAATCCATTTCAACCTCGTCGGGCACTTGAATCTCGCGCTTGCGGATCGTAACGGTGAACGAGTCATCGTTAAGAGTTGCCGTCATGCGTTCGACGTTTGCGCCGGGGGCGGTGATGAAGTAATCATCGAGGATTCTGGCGAGCTGCGCGTTTGCGATTTTGGCTTTCACCAAATGCACTGTGCGCTTGTTCACGGGCAGAGGCGGGAGAATCTGCGAATGAATGTTGAGCTTGTTAATCCCTCGTCCTTCACGAATGACGGATGCGAGTTCCTGCCGAGGGCGGGCTGTTGAGTTAGTGTATGCTGGCATTGTATTTTTTAGTTATGAATTAAGCAACGTAGCCGAGTTCAACAACGCCGAGAGTATCGGTGTTGGGAGCTTGCAGCCATTTGCCGACGAGCACGGCGTTGGTTGAGGTTTTCGATGTTTTGCCGGATGCTGCGGAGTAAGCCGCTGCGCCGACCGTGCAGTTTTCAGAGGCGAGCATTGGCACGCTTCCGCCGCCGCCGATAGCAGCCGCGAGGCCAGTGCCGGATGCGGGAATGTCTTGCAGTGCGACGTAATCGCCGCAGATGGTGAGGCCCGCAACGCTAACGAGTCCGTTAGTATTGAGCAGGAGACGAGCACCACGAACGATAGCAACGGCGGTTGCCGTGACTGTCTTCTGCGTTGAGATGTTAGTTGTAGCTGTGTTTGTAGTAGCCATGATGAGTTAGGTATTAGAGCTTTCCTGCTTTGCGGGCAGAGTTGTAGATTTCGGGTTTGTCTTTGGCCAAGCGGAAGATTGCCGTGGAGCGATCTTTAGCGCCTGCTGAGATTTGAGCGGCGATAGCCTCTTCGACTTCGTCCTTAGCTGCTGGCGCGGCGGGAAGCGTGAACTTACCAGAGCCGAGTGCGGCGGTGAACTTAGCCTCTGCGAGCACGACGGCTTCAACCTTCGACGCCAAGAGCTGGCGTTTGATTGCGCGATTGCAACGAGCAAAAGCTGCCATGAGGGCGGGCTGTTTGTCGTCTTCCGGCTTTTTGTCGTCGGCGATGACTCCTGCGGTTGCTTCCATTTCGGCGGTATCGGGCACGACGGGCGCGTCCTCTGGTTTGTTCGCTGCGGAGATTGCGTCTGCAATCATCTTAGCGACTTCGATTTTATCTTCGTCTGTCATTTTGTTTTGTGTTTGTGTTTGTGTTTGTGCTGCGGAAAAAAGAGCCGTAGTCGCTGCGCCACATTCGACTAAATCAGCGGCTTGGAAATCAAGAGGCGTGCTGTCCTTGTCGGATGGGTCGTAGGAAAACACGGGCGACAGCATCATATTCTCCGGGTCATGCTCTGCGTTCCATAGAGCGGTCTCCTTATATTGACCCGGCGCTAGGTGAAGGTCTGCAATTGGATTACCTTCACTGTCTTTGCGAATGTCTTTAAGTTTGCCGACTTTAGCGTGCAGAGCATCGCCGTTGCCTTGCTTGTAATCGTGCGTCCAATGAACGGGAATAGAACGACTGCCAGCATGAGAAAGTAGCGCGTCCACAAATGCGGGCGTGATTGTCGCATAGCGCGGCTTTCCATCCGGCCCACTAAAGCACGCGACCTTTCCTAGCTCTGCAATCTTTACGCCCAAAAGCACATCGCCGAAGATGCTATCTTTCGAAAACGATGCGTGCCTAAGTGATGCTAAAGCTGTTGCCATTTCCGCGCTTATACCTAATCCGATTAGGTAATGCTAGAAAGCCAATGAACACTGTGCTTTATTTACAGCCAAGGGCGGACGCTATGCCTTGTAACCTTAGGCTAGGCTTCAAAATCCCAAGCTCTACCTTTTGAAGATAGCTTTTAGAGATTCCAATCTTCGCGGCCATTTCTTTCTGCTGCAATCCAGCGGAAAGGCGGGCGCGTGCTATCGGCGTGCGTCGTGGTGATACTCTCATTTCTCTAATGATTTCGGCCCGCGACAATTCCATTTTTTACGAGATAGATTGTTTGGAGAGTTTGGGTCTGACCTCCAGTCGCCTTTTATTTTCTCACTGCGGGCGCAATACGAATCACCCTTGGCTGTTCCCGGCCTTATTCTATCGCCGCCGTCTGCCGCCTTGCCAGCTTGACCATATCTCACCGTCCGTTCTCTTCCTGTCTCTGGATTGGTCACGACTTTTTCAAATCGCTTTTCGGAATCATCTTCCATTCTCGCGATTGAGTCATCGCAATACTCGCACCCTTCACATTCTCCATATTCAGAAAGCATTTCCGACAAACGCGCTTTTTCTGAATTATCTGGAAGTTGATTTGATGGCTTTTGCGAAAGCGTCATGTCTTCCGCCGCTGCGGCCTGTTGCGGATTGTCGCTGACCTGAGCGATGTCGGCAATGGTAACGCTTGGTTTGTATCCAGCCTTTACTAAAGCACGGTTTGCATCTTCCACGGCCATCGCCGTCGCCACCGCTTCTTGCATGGACTCGCGCAAAACCACGGGAAACGAGCGACCGCTGTTCGCCATGATTACAGCCGACTTCGTAGTGATGCCGCTGCGAATTGCCTTAATGTCGCTGGCGTCGTCGCGAAAAGCGTCCGCAGTTGGAAGCGTAGTGAAGCCCCAATTTCCGCGCGCAATGTTGGGCATCGGTGGAAGCTTCTTTCGCTCCACGCCGTCCATGATTGTCACGTAGCTGATAACGTCCAAGCGCGGGCGGTGAATGTCATTGCGGAGCCGCATAATCTCGCGGCCCGCTGCCTCAAATGCGCCACGGAAAGGAGCGCCTCCGCTTAGTGCTCCGCTAAAAAGAAACTCGTAAGGAAAGCCAACGGCGAGCGATGCCGAGGCGTCCAAGTAGCGCATCCCGTTAATGAACGAGTCGCTAGGATGCTCACCCTTGAGAACCTGATAGCTGTCGCCGTTGAACTGGTATTTAACAACCGCTCCATCTGCCATTGTCTCCACGTATTCAACCGCCCCCTCGCTGCTCACCTGTGTCTCGTAGTCGAGTTCGTTCGGCTGTCCGCTATTGTTTGACGCGATTGCCGCAATCTTTGATTGCTGTTGCATCGTGTCTTTCGTGGACTTCAAAATCTGATAACGAGAGTTCACATCTTCCAGCGCGGATGCGAATATTGAAACGCCGCGAACTCCGCCAGTGATGTCATCCTTGAAAAAGATAATGTCCTGAGCTTCTACGCGCTGCGGATTTGTGTAAATTGAATCAAAACCGCGCTCGTAAATGCGATAAGCGGTAGTATTTGGCCCCTGCAAATATAGGCCGGAAAAATAAACCTCTCCGTCACGAACGTCGCGCATGGGACGAGTGAACTGATAAAGCTCGCCAATGCGATCTGCCGTGACTTCCAGCAAGCGTAAGCGCCCGTCGTCACGATACCATTGCAGCGCCGAGTCTCCGCGTTCCGGCAGGTTCACATCGCTTGCACGGGCAAACGCCTGTTGCATGGAGCAACCAACGCCCATGTGCTTCCATTGCTCGATACAATACGCGCTTACCGCTTCGTCTAGCGCGTGATCGCCAGTATCGGGCGCGTAGGTAATGCCGCTGCTGCAATACATCCGGCGTTTGTTAATGTAGTTGCGAGCAAAGCTAGTGTTTTTAATCGCGTTCTCGCCCTCAAAAGAAAGCCGCACGCGCTGCTGTTGCGCGTAACTGGAATTAGGATTCGTGCCCGTGCGCGTTGCTGGAGCTTGAACCTTGTTCGGCATCGCTGCATTGTATCCAGCAAACTTAGCAACGCCGAGCGCGATGCCTTGGATGCCTGCTTTGATTCGTTCAGAGAGTGCGGGCTTAGTCATTGACGGTAATTGGCGGGCGATTACCCGTGAAGTCTTGATATGTTTTAGACGGCCCAAGCGTGCCACCACGGATGCCTAGCTCATAGTTTGCTTCCATGAGTAATTCGCTTAAATCCATGTTTTGGATTCCGCTCGATTTCGCACCTCCGCTAAGGCTTGTGAATGTTCCATAAAGAGCGCGATCAAATCCGCTAGTTAGCAACTGCTGGATTTGCGCGGTAGTAAAGTTGCGAAAGAGTCGTCGAGGACTTGGCATTTCGCGGACATATAACAGATACACCTAATGACTAGCAAGCTCAAAGTTAAGTGACGGCAGGCGCGCTTTTATTGTTCTTACGGCCCTAGCGTATGAATAACTAGCTGACACCAATCAGCCGGAAGATTTACTATTGTCCGTCACTGATTAGCTTTTACGCCGACTGACGAGAAATAGCTAGTGGAAAATATCCGTGCTTCATTGAAAGAGTCAATGCCATCACCTCGCAGTCCCATAAATGGTCTTTTCTAACGCGCTTCCATACCTTTGCTTTTGCCTTGTTCGTCTTTTTATCCGTCTCCACAAGCGGAATAAAAGCTGGCATATTTGCGACGTAAATCTCCGGCATATCGGACGCGATGCCAAAGTAACGCCCGCTAGAGCCGCCGATAAGCGCGGATAAATAGCCGTAGAGCGTGTTATTGTCGCCAACAATGCAATACGCCCATCCTGAGGGAAGCGCGCCCTTCGCAACTCCGCGCAGTCTGTCTGGCTGTTTCTCGCCAACGACGCCGCTTTCCGGCTTTGGAATCGAATACGGCATCGGATGAGAGACTTGCTTGCCGTCAATCGTGGTAATGTTGAATTGCTCCAAGTCTGAGCCGCGATAGGCATACCATCCATATTTTGAGCACTCACGAAATACTAGCCTGTTCTCGTGGCCTGAGTCCACGATAACGCACGTTCCTTTTCCCGTAAGTTTGCCGTCAATCTTAGCCTCCATAACGCCCAAGGTTGCCGCCATTTGATGAAGCTGCTCGAAAGTATCCAGCCTGCGGTATTCAATGCGGCGAGAGTTTCCAAGGCGGTCATACTCCACACAAAGCGCGTGAAGATGCGCGCCTTCGTCTCCGCTGCCCGCTTGAAAGTCCGCGCTGAGTATTCTGATTTTTTCCTCTGCGGTTTCCCAAACGTCGCCAAGCTTGTAGTCGTTCACCCCTTTATCGCCGCCAAAGTTTGGTAGAAAAGGCTTCCATGCCTTGCATAGTCGCTTCTTGTGGAAATCTTCTAAGGGTTTCAAGTTGCCGAGCTTCGCCGCGTCCATTGCCGCTTGCGACTCAATCAACATTTCACGCCATGAAATCCAATGAGCACCGAAAACACCCCACCGAAACGAACGAGTCTCCGGCGAGGCTGTTGGATTCTGCGAAACGTAGTCGCCATCTTTCACAAGCGCGTAGCGTTCTCGCGCCGTGTCTTGAAATGACTCATGGCAATGCGGACAGACACAAGAAATCGAGTCGCCATTTACCACGAACACATCCGCGCCGTATTTCTCTTTGGCGTCGTCGCTCCAAAGCGGCCAAAATAGCTCCGTGCATTTCGGACAACGTAAATGCCACTCGTCTTGTTGGCCAGCGAGAAAGAATGTATCAACTTCGCGGCCTTCGTCGGGCGCGGTGGTAATGTGAGTGCCTTGCCTGTCCCATCTTCCACCCATGCGTTTTTCAAACTCGATTAGCCGCCCGTCTGGAAATGATTCGAGATGCGCCTCATCACTCTGGCAAAATCTTACCTGCGAACTTTGAGCCGATGAAATGCCCGGCCCTGTGATAGCTAGAAATTTATGCCTTCCGATAAAAAGGTCGTTAGTCATTGCGTATTTATCATTAGACAAAAGCCGCATGGCATCTGGAAATGAACGAAACCAATTCTTTCCGCGAGTCTTCGCCCATAATCCGGCATCGTCATCGGTTTGGCATACCATCATTTGATCTCCGACATCATAAACCCATCGCTTTAAGTTTATAATCTGACCGAGCACCGTCCCCATGCAAGAACTGGCCTTGTAAATAACTAGCCGTTTACAGGAAATTGAATCAGATGCCTCCATAGGCTTCCTGAGAAAAGGATACATTTCATCACGAAACGGCCCGGTAATAGGAGACGACTTATTAAAGACGATATGCTTTCTGGCGAAGGCTAGAGTATCCATGAAGGTAGAACGCCGTCATTTTTCGCCGCTGTTATCGCGCCTTCCTTTGCTGCGCGGTAGTTTGCCGCGTGCGCGATGTGAAAAGCCTCTGGCGAGTCCGCTAGAGCGGCGGATTGAGCGTCTGCGATTATTACCTGCTCCAGTGCGAGCGATATGCTAAGGTCGTATTGCTGGAAAATCTCTTTGGCTTCGCTGACAAGTATCTTTTCGCCCTCGCGTTTCTCCGGCGCAACGCCTCTGTCAAACTCAAGCAATGCCTTTCTGCTTATATCCCAACGGCGAAGGCTAAAAAGTAGGTCGCTTTCAATTTGTAGCTTTTCGGCAATCCACACTTCGCGCTGTTCGCTGGTTGCGTTTGGCGACGGCTGAACCAATTCGCCAAGTCGCGCCTCTAGTGCCTCTTTCGCTGCGTAGGTTTGCAGTTCCTCCTTTTCGAGACGGGCGAGGGCTTGCGCGGCTCCGGTTCCGCTAAGGTCAATAGACGTTGTTTTTGGTTTTGACATATCAGCCCGTGATTATCTCCCAATATGCGAGACGATGAAAGCAATTACTACCATCTGATTCGTCGCGTGCTTCGTGGAGTCCGGCTTCGGTTGTCATAACGTAGCACACAATGCGCTTGTCGTCCTTCGTGATGCCGATGAATCGGAATCCCGCGACGTTTGGAATTGAGGAAAGAGGAAAGCGTTTCATTTGCTAAGTTTTTCGATGGCTGTGGCAATGGCGGATTGCGCGTCTGCAATGGCGGCTTGCATGGCGAGGTGATTCGCGGCGAGCTTGGCGTTGTTCTCCGCGATGAGCCTATCGAGTTCGGCTAGTTTCGTGGCGTATTCGGCTTGGATTTGGTTGATGGTTTTCATGTTTTGTAGGCTGTGGTGAAGTGTTGGTGTGTAGAGTAGGGTTTTCATGATGGGTGATTAAACTGCGGCG